TACTGTTACTATAACAGAAAACGATCTTCTAAACATAAAGAAGCAATACCTACGCTATAACATTTACCTTGTTGATTCTGCGGCAAATAAAACAATTACTTACGTTGATAGTCATTTTGATAATGATGCTACAATACTTGTAGACACATATGCATTTCCTGGACCAAGAGCATCATACAATGTTTCTACGTTTACTGAAGACAGTGGTAAAGCAGGCGTAGATGATAGTGTGTGGTACTCTGAATCTATCACAGCCGAACCTGCAATCAACGGAAATGAAGCATTGCACACAGCGGCAATATATGCATCTAGCTATGATGGTGATGTAGTTGTGCAGGCAACATTAGAAAATGCAGTAGTTGATAGCACAAATTGGGCAGACATATCAACAGTTTCCTTTACAGGATCAGAAACAGAACCATCATATGTCAATTTTAATGGTATTTTTAGTCATTTGAGATTCAAATGTAGCAAAGATCCTGCAAGTAAAGTATCTAAAATTCTAGTTAGAAATTAATAAGTTTTCGGTTGACTTTTATATAAAAGAGTATATATTAGTCTTATATGAAAACAATAATAAGCGTTTTTATTCTGCTTTTCGCAACAGTAATACAAGCAGAAGAAGTTACTAGCAAAAAAGTCACTGACGACATTATGTATAGTGTAACTCTAGAGCAAGGCATGAATTCCCAATTGAAGTATGGATATTTTTATGCTACTAAACCTTGGACAGATAAGTTTAGTACAACTTATAGTGCCTCAGTTGCAATAGATAGTGCTACGTCGGATCATATGCTAGACGTGTACAGTCAGACAATTAACCTAAGTTATTCAATAGGTAATGGCATAAGTCTTTACATGTTAAATGATATTAATCCGCATTTCCAAAGAACGGAAACATGGACAGGAATCACTTACGCATGGTAGAGAAAATCTTGTGGTTTGGGGGATTCGTAGCCGTTATGGCTTTAAGTCGCATACTACCTCATCCACCAAACTTTACTCCTATATTAGCAGTAGCTATATTTGCTCCCTATATTGTAAAAGATAAGTTAGCAGTTATTGCCGCAACACTATTGGCAATGTTTGTTGCAGACTTATACTGGGGATTACATAGCTTTATGCTTTGGACATATGGTTCAATAGCTCTTTGCACATTGCTATCAACTCGTGTAAAACTATTACCTATGCTGTTTGTAGGACCTATAATGTTTTTTGTTATAACAAACTTTGCAGTATGGACCAGTGGATATTATGGATATACCTTAAGCGGATTACTAGAATGTTACATAGCCGCTATTCCATTCTTTCAAAATACTTTATTAGGAACTACGTTTTACTTCGCTATATTCTACGGAGCATCAAGAGTTTTTGATAAAAAAATAACAATAAACTATATTTAGGAATTGACTTTCCAACCGCTCGATAGTATAATAATACTATGAGCATCGTGACTGATATATTGTATACATTCTTGCCTCCTAAAAGGAAGCAAACACCAAGTGGCTGGTTATCCTTTAATGCCCCTTGTTGTCATCATAATGGTACAAGTGCTGATACAAGACAAAGAGGTGGTCTAATTTCAAATCCTGGCGGCGGCGTAAGTTATCATTGTTTCAACTGTGGTTTCAAAGCAAGTTGGCAACCGGGAAGAAATCTTTCTCATAAACTAAAGAAACTATTGCAATGGTTAGGTGCACCTGATGATACAATAAACAAATTAGCATTAGATATCATAAGACTAAATGAAGATGTTGTAGGATATAAGCCTATGCTAGAACTTCCTACTTTCAAAACTGTTAGCTTACCACCGTCAGCTAAGAAGTTATCTGATTGGAGTATCGAAGATGATAACTTCAATAAAGTTTTAGCATATATGAAAGATCGGTGTCTGCAACTCGATGATACTGATTATTATTGGTCACCAGAATTAGGATATAGAGATAGATTAATTGTTCCATTCTTTTATAATAACAATATTGTAGGTTGGACAGCTAGATCAATTACACCAAACAAGAATCCTAAATATCTTAGTGAGCAACAACCAGGATTTGTTTACAATCTTGATGAGCAAGGTTTTAATAAATCTTTTGTAATAGTTTGTGAAGGTCCATTAGATGCTATACACATAGATGGTGTAGCTTTGCTAGGAAGTGAAGTAAAAGATCAACAAGCATTATTAATTAATAGCTTAAATAAAAATGTAATACTTGTGCCTGACAAAGACAAAGCAGGTTCTAAGTTAATTGAGCAAGCAATTGATTATAATTGGTCAGTAAGTTTACCCAATTGGGATAATGATATAAATGACATAGGAGATTGTGTGCAGAAATACGGTAGGCTATATACTTTATACAGTATTGTATCTGCGGCAGAGTCAAGTAAACTTAAAATACAACTAGGAGAAAAGCGATGGCTAAAAAATTAAAACATTTATTTTACAATGTATGGTTATATGTAAGATGGCCGTATGATTGGTTAGTAGCAGAATTAGCTTTTAGAAAAAGAATGAAGGAACTTAAGAAAAAAGATCCTTACATATACAAGTAGAGGTGATTATGATGACTGAATTTAAATTCGGCATATTTGAATTTTTAAAGAAAGTTATTGCAGGTAGTAGTGTTACTCTAGCTGTCATATACACAATAGGACACATTGTGATTGCAATGACAGTTGTGACAGTAATGACAGGCGCTAGTTTGTGGGAAGCAGGTACTGTAGCTTTGATTGAGCCTGCCATCAACGGAGTTTGGTTTTATATATTGCATTTAATATATAAATCATTTGTAATAAAAGAAACATGAAAGAAGAATTAATTTTGTTAGTGTTGAGTATAGGATTATTAAGTTTAATATCTATACATGCATACAAGCTATCAAACAAAGAAACAAAAACAAAAATAGTATACAAGTGGTATAACTATAATTTTTAGGATACACAATGATTACATGGGGTATAAGTGCCAACAGTCATGACGCTGGTCTTGCGGTGTTTGAAGACAAGAAATTAGTATTTGCAAGTCAGAGTGAGAGATTTAGCAGAATTAAAAACGATCCTGATTTAGACAAAAATTTAATTGCATATGCAAAACAATGGGGCGATCCTGATCAAGTTGTATGGTATGAGAATCCTATAAAGAAAACATTAAGACAATTACGTGCAGGACAAGGATTAAGACTGAAAGAAAATAACATCAAGTCATATCTAAGTTCTTATGATATAAACTGTAAAATTAAATATGTAGACCATCATGCTTCACATGCTTATGGTGGTTGGCACACAAGCAAACTAGATGATACATGTATTATTTGTATAGACGCAATAGGCGAGTTTGAAACTTTTACAATATGGGATTCTACAAAAAAGAAATTAAAAAAAATTTACAGTCAATCTTATCCTCACAGTATAGGTCTTTGGTACAGTGCAATGACACAACGGATTGGATTGAAACCAAACGAAGATGAATATATTTTAATGGGTATGGCTGCATATGGGGATCCGACAAGATTATTTGAAGACATCATAAACAGTTTTATCCACACACACGGAATAGGAGTAACGCCTAAAGTTACAATTAAGAAAAATTTACACAGAGGATGTAAAGATTGGCGTCCTGATCTAAAATCCGAGCAAGACATGTTTGACATTGCAGCAGGCACTCAAGCAGTATACGAATACTTACTTAGATATATTAGCACATGGGCAAAACAAAATAGTAATCATGACAATTTAATTTTTATGGGCGGTTGTGCTTTAAACTGTGTTGCTAATAATATTTTAACTAGAGATTGGAATAATATTTGGATAATGCCTAACCCGGGAGACAGTGGTTCAGCTATAGGTTGTGTTCTTGCACATTTTAACACACGTATCAAATGGGACGATACATTTTTAGGATATGACATAAAAGGAGATTACCCAATTGACAAAATTATACAAGAACTTAAAGACACAGGAATTTGCGGAGTTGCAAACGGCAAGGCAGAGTTTGGTCCACGTGCTCTTGGTAATCGCAGTTTGCTTGCTGATCCTAGGAGCTTGCACATCAAAGACACAGTTAATAAAATTAAACAAAGACAAAAGTTCAGACCTTTTGCACCAGCAATCCTTGACGAATTTTTCGAACGTCACTTCGAAGGTCCAAAGTCAGAATATATGCAGTTTACAGCAAGATGCAGAAATCCAGATGTTTATCCAGCAATCACACATGCCGACAATACCAGTAGGGTACAAAGTGTACGCAAGAATTTTAACAGCGGCTTTCGAAAATTGTTAGAAGCATGGCATAAAGAAACAGGTTGTCCTATGTTGTTAAATACTTCTCTAAACATAAAAGGTGAACCGATTGTCAATACAGAACTTGATGCAAAGCTGTTTGAAGAAAAATATAATATAAAGGTATTCACATGAAGATAATGTTAACAGGTCATAGAGGTTTTATAGGAAGTCATCTTATAAAACGTCTAACAAAATATGGAAGTGTTGTAGGTATAGACCTAGAGGACGGATGGGACAGAGACAAAATTAACAACAGTCAAGATTTGTTGACTTGTGACTTCAAAGAAGATTTTGATTTAATCATTCACCTTGCTGGAAAAAGTGGTGTCAGAGAATCAATGAACGATCCTGCAGGTTATTGGCGTAACAATGTAGAAGCAAGTAAAAGATTGTTTGAACGTTATTCAAACACAAGAATTTTATATGCAAGCTCTAGTTCAGCATATGAGCCAGACTTAAATCCATATGCCGCATCAAAATATTGTGTAGAAGAAGCTGCCGCAAGACATCCTAATACACTTGGTATGAGATTTCATACAGTGTATTCTAGCACACCAAGAAAAGGCATGTTTTTACAAAAGCTATTTGATAACGAATTAGAATATGTTACTAATCATTATAGAGACTTCATTCACATAGACGACCTATGTGACGCAATTGAACTATGTATTAATAGCAAGTATTTTGGAGATACTATTGATATAGGAACAGGCTGTCCTATTAAAATAACAGAACTTGCAGACTTGCCTATAAAAATGCACACACCACATGAAAGACAGTGGACCTGTGCAAATATGGAGAAACTAAAACGTTTGGGCTTTAAACCTAAGCATAGCCTTAAATACATGTTGACAAATAGAGATAAAGATAATATAGTAGTATTACATGACAAGACAGAACGCTGATTACGGATACGATATACAGAAAGTATATTTAGAAATGATGCTTACAGATGCTGAAACATTTGTAAGGTGTCAAGCTGTGTTTGATGACAAAGCATTTGATAGACGATTGCAACCAGCTGCAAAGTTTATTAATGAATATGTTGTAGAACACAATGCAATGCCTACATTTGATATTGTTAATGCATCTACAAAAGCAGATTTACAGCATCCAGGAGACTTGGCAGAAAATCATTATGATTGGTTGCTAATGGAATTTGAAACATTTAGTAAACACAAAGCATTAGAAAGTGCGATACTTAAGAGTGCAGATTTACTAGAAAAAGGAGAGTATGGCCCAGTTGAAGATTTGGTTAAGAAAGCTGTTCAAATTGGTTTGCAAAAAGATCTTGGTACTGACTATTGGAAAGATCCTAAAGGTCGTTTGGAAGCAATCAAAGACAAGAACGGACAAGTAACAACAGGTTGGGCAAGTTTAGATAAGAAACTGTTTGGTGGATTCAACAGAGGTGAACTGAATATATTTGCTGGCGGTAGTGGTAGTGGTAAGAGTTTGTTCTTAGCAAACTTAGGTGTAAACTGGGCACTGGCAGGATTGAATGTAATCTATTTGACATTTGAACTTTCTGAGAACTTGGTTAGTATGCGTGTAGATTCAATGACTACAGATATTCCAAGTAGAGATATTTTCAAGAACATTGAAGATGTTGAAATGAAAGTTAAGATGATTGGAAAAAAGTCGGGTGCATTCCAAGTTAAGTATATGCCAACTGGTAAGAACGCAAATGATATTAGAAGTTTCTTAAAAGAATATGAAATTAAAACAGGCAAAAAAGTAGATGTATTGCTTGTAGATTATTTAGATTTGATGCATCCTATAGCGGCGAAGATAAGTGCAGAGAACTTGTTTGTAAAAGACAAGTATGTATCAGAAGAACTAAGAGATCTTGCAATGGAACTTAACACATTGTTTGTGACAGCATCACAGTTAAATAGAAGTTCAGTTGAAGAAATAGAATTCGATCATTCGCACATCAGCGGAGGAATAAGTAAAATTAATACTGCTGATAATTTAATTGGTATCTTTACTAGCAGAGCAATGCGTGAGCGTGGACGTTATCAAATACAACTTATGAAGACTAGAAGTAGTTCAGGCGTAGGACAAAAGATAGATTTAGAGTTTGATGTAGACAGTTTGCGTATTAGAGATTTAGCTGAAGATGAAGAATATCAAGAATTTGCAAAACGTAAATCAACAGTATTTGATCAAATTAAAAGAGGTGCTACTGCTACAACAGACACTGAAGAAACAAATGATGATCCTACACAGGGCGATACTGTTGGAAAAATTAAAGTGCAAACAGACAGTACAAAGTTAAAACAATTTTTAAATAATTTGGGGACAGAATAGTATATGCTACAATTAATAAACGGACATGAAGACTTATCTGCATTTCTAAAAGACGATCCAGTAAGGCCACATATACCTATGTCGTGGCGAGTAACACAAGGCAGAGAAGTATATGGTCTGTTTGAAGATCAATATGCTGTAGAAGCTCCTGTAAACTTTGAAGGGCCTAGAGCTATAATATGTGTTGCATACACAAACGGTGTAGGAATAGAAGAAAGAGATCTTAATAATATTAAGGATCCGGACACAGCTATGTTTTACACAGTATGGAGTTATGACAAAGGTGCTGGTAGAGAAATTGTTTTAGCAACACAAAAACATATTCAAGAAACAAAAAAACATATTTTTAGATTTGTAACACTGTCGCCATTGACAGTAATGGCTGAACGCTTTCATTTACGTAACGGCGCTCACTTTATACGCAAGGGCAAAAAGTGTCAAAATTTTGAGTATCCAAGGCAATAATAATGCATATAACACCTTTATTTCCAAATGTATTTGCAGAAGAAAAACTTGATATTGACAATGAGCAACTGCTTAACCATTGCATTGAACTAGAAAAAAATGGCGTAGCACACGATCATTTTAGACCAAAGGGTGTAGGGTTTTCAATGGATGGTGGCTGGCAAAGTGGATTTATAGATTTATCACACGAATCATTACAACCTTTGATATCTATTATCCAAGATAGAATAGAAGGTTTTAAGAAAAATATTTTCATGTTGCGTGACGAGTGTGATGTAAAAATACAAAATGGTTGGTTTAATAGAATGTGCCCGGCATTCAAAGATAGTGTAGAACTTGCAAGTGTAGAACCTCATAGACATGCAAATTATTTTCTAAGTTTTGTATATTATGTACAAGCTGAACAAGACTGCGGAGACTTGGTTATTATGCCAAATGATCATAGCACAGAGTTTATGATCCCATATGCATACACAGCAGAAACAAATTTATACAATGCTTCAAGGCATAGATTTGAGCCCAAGACAGGTACACTAGTTGCTTTTCCTACATGGCTGTTGCATATGGTGGGACCTAACAGAAGTGGCACTGACAGAATAAGTTTTGCTGTTAATACAAAACTTCCTCACATTAAAGAAACATATAGACTGTAACTAATCAGTTTTTACACAGATTGCTTGCCGTCCCACAGGAAAATATCCTTCTTCGCCTGCTAGTATTTCTCTTTGTGCAAAACATTCTGGCATTGTATCAAATTTAAATCCTGGACCCATAGCATTTACAGCGTGAATATCATTGCCTACTATGAGAATATAAACTAATATCCATTTCATATTAAATCCTTTTTTGGCTGGTATAAATAATTAGCGTTGGAAACAACGACTAGGCACTAGATTAGAACAACGAAAGGCTAACATGGCAACAGATTTAGAAAACATTGAAAGGCTGTTAAAAAAATTTAAAAGGCCTGTCCCACCCGGACTCGAATATCAAAATCGTTTAGCTGAAGAATTTGAGCTCATTCTCTCTCAACGATTCACTGATTACTTCCTTCAAATTTGTGACATCATTGACTTGACTGCGGACCTTACACATATGACACGTGGGTCAGCAGGTTCTAGCCTGGTGTGCTACCTATTGGGTATAACAGACGTTGATCCGATTATGTGGCAAATACCTGTGGCACGGTTTATGAATCCTATGAGGGACGACCTGCCGGATGTTGATATAGATTTTGAACATTGGCGTCAACTAGAAGTAATGGAACGCATATTCAAAAAATGGCCAGGCAAGACGGCAAGGTTAAGCAATTACGTGACCTATAAGGAAAAGTCAGCCCGCCGAGAAGCTGCCAAGCGACTCGGAGCCACAGGTAATCTGCCCAGAGGTTTCACTTACGAATCAGTAGGTGTAGATCCAAAAGAAGCTAAACGCATAGAGCGTAAGCTGTTAGGCAAAAAAAGATGCATATCAAAACACTGTGGAGGAATCGTAATGTTTACAAGGCAACTACCTAAATCACTTATATCAGCAGACAACCAAATACTACTAGACAAATATGAAGTTGAAGACTTAGAACATCTCAAGGTTGACATACTAGCCAACCGTGGATTATCACAACTAATGGAAATAGATCCAGACACTCCTTTGGCGTCTTATCCGCACACAGACGCCCGTACAAGCGCCTTATTATCAAGAGGTGATGTGTTGGGTGTAACACAAGGAGAATCACCTGCAATGCGCCGTTTGTTTAGAGCTATACAGCCTACATCAATGCAAGACTGTGTGTTCGCTACAGCAATGATCAGACCTGTAGCAATGTCAGGCAGACAGAAAGCATCAATGTTTCAGGACTGGTCACGAGAAGCTGTGCAAGATGCAATCGTGTTTGAAGATGATGCTATAGAAATCATAAGTAATATCATCGGTGTTGATCAATATGAAGCTGACATGTACAGGAGGGCATTTGCAAAAAAGAATGATGAAAAGATATTGGAATTTGTTGAAAGGCTCGGCAATAATCCTCGTAAGCAAGAAGCTATGGAGGCGCTTCAAGAATTATCAGGTTTCGGCCTTTGTAGAGCTCATGCAGTCAACCTCGGAAGACTCATCTGGGCACTCGCGTACCAAAAGGCGCACAACCCAGAAGCGTTCTGGAGAGCAAACCTAAAACACTGTGAAGGATCATATAGAGGGTGGGTCTATCAGTGTGAAGCACACCGGCGTGGCCTCGACACTAAACCTGGATGGTGGCAACACAATTTCCCCAAGGGTATGGGTGTACGCCAGCAATGGTTAGACAGGGTACAGTTTGCAGGCATCATTGCCAACGGTAGGGTCTTCAGAGGACGTAACGGACGTTGGGTAACTTTTCTTACCCTAGGCACTGACTACGGCGAATATATAGACATTACTGTACAACGTCCATTTCAATATCGTGACGGTGACATAGTTAAAGGGTCAGGTCGTGTACGTCATCAAAATAATTCAGATTATATACAGTGTTCGGATGCTACAGTTATGACATGGGCTCAGTATCATCATCGAGAATATAGTTAGGGTTCCATTTCATACCCCAAGCAGTTAACGCCCAACGTTCTCCAGAACTAGGGGGTGTAGCACGATGGAGATCATCTGCAGGAAACAACACTGCCCAACCTTCTGGTAAATCCCATTGATGATGCTCTGTTTCTATTATAGCGTCAGGAGCAGATCGTAACGTGCAGGTTAAAGTAAGACTGCGATTGCTTTTTCTATTAGTACGTTCCCACTTGGGTATAGAATCTCTGTGCCAATCATACAGCTCACCCTTTTGGTAAACAGAAATCTGCCAATGCTCTTGTATCCAATCAACAGGCAAATCAGGTCTAGCTGACAGGTGTTGCTTAACAGTGTAGTAGTTACACCATTTCTTATCAACATCGTCAGGGTGTAACCAATAGACTGAATTGGTTCTAAGAGATTGTATGCCGCCCACAGTCCAGCCTCGCATGATGTCATGTTGACGTCTAGCAAATTTGATTATGCGTTTACAGTCCTTGGGACTGAACAGTTGGAACGGTGTGTACAGTGGTGTATGTGGCATCACTGTATTTAACCACGCAGTTAACTTACTACTGTAACGCCTGAATCTCGATCCAAGAACTTGTAATCAATCAGCTGGAATGTTTTCTATTGAAAATAAGGTCCAACTGCCCAGGCAACAAGACTTTCACGTGTGCCCGTGACAATGGGTGTAACAGTGTGTGGCATGAATGAAGGGAAGAACACAGCTGAGTTTGCGGGCAACTTGCCTACGTGCCAGCCCTGTTGTACAGAAGCAAAAGTCAACTCTCCACCTTCATATTGATCCGTTAACATGATGCTGCAGGATATTTTTCTTATCTGTTGCGACTGTGGATCCTTGATTCCTGTGTCCACATGCCAATCAAATTCATTTTGGTCAGTGTAGGTAAGATGCTGTAAGGGTGCTATGAAGTCTATAGCAAAGCCAAACTTGTGTTCATTTACCATTCTAAACACAGTGGCAAGATGTTCGTATATGGGCTTGAGCTGTTCGTCATACAGCCAACGAGCTTGAAACCCTTTGCGTATTGCATCACCAGTTCCCTGTTCAACAGGTGTGCGAGCAGCCACTGATCTTATGATTGCAAGCTGTGATTCTGTGAACACATCATCAACACGATGGTGCCAAGTTTCATCTACTGGATCTGGATTACGCAGGTATATCATCAGAAATATTTAACAGAACACGCCGCACACCAGCCACGAAGTGGTCCTGCGCCAAAAAATCCGCGAAGCGGTAAAGCGGTTTTTTTAGAACGAACGCGAAGCGTTTGCGGTAGCAAAAGCACGGTAAAGCAAAAACACAGTACAACAGTACCGAATGGTGCGTATAGGATGAAAAATTCTTCAATCGCCACGACAGACTATGAGCATAGCCCTGCAAATAGTCTACAATAGTGAATTGAGTTTTTATGGCTCTTTATACAGAAAGATAGGAGTTAGCATCCTGTTTAACTGTGCCCTGTAGCCATGTGTTAAAGCTGAGTGTGTATCTCGCATCTATTGAGTTTACTGTTTCCACTTGATGCTGTAACCACGATGGAAATACGAGGATGTCCCCACGACAGGGTTCAATGCGCCAAGTAGCTGAGTTCCACGCAGGTGCTGAGTGTTGATCATATTCAATCTGTGGATAACGATCATTTACAAAAGTAATAGCAGCTGGTTCATCACTGAAGTATACCACTGCTGACACTAGGCTGTTTGTGTGCCAATGACGATGATGACTCTGTCCATGTTGAGTGCGATTGAACCATGATGTTGATATGATCAGTTCAGCTGCTGCTGATGCACACAGAGTTTCTCTCCACACTGTGCTTACATGCTGTTGACACTGATCTCTCAACTTGGGTAAATCATCCAACACACGCTGTGATTCAGTTATGGAGTTTGAATAATTGGCTTGCCAAGCTAATGATGCGAAATCAACATCAGGCGTGTGTACTGTGCCAGTGTATATGAATGCACCAAATATCTGCTGTACTGTCATGTGTATACTTATTAGAGCTAAACCGCAGTTGCACACGGTTTGACTGCGTAGAGGTTGTCATTCTGCATATTGAAAATCCTACGGTTTGTGTATAAGTATTAGTATGCAGGATGCTTATGTCGCTGTGTTCCAAGATGTTGTAAGCACAGCTAGAGAACAAACTGGAATTGAATTTCCACTGCACATAGAACACTATGTTGTGGCACTGCTTGCTGAGCATGTTGATCGTGCAGACTTCCTACCTAAAACGTCATTTGCTGAGTCGTTGCTGACTATACACAATTCACGCACTGCTAAAGAACTGGGTGATACATGCTTGTTTGTAACTGGTGTGTTTCCCAACTACGGTATTGATAGACGTTACTATATGTCAATAGGACAATCAGCATACACTCGCATAGACACAGAACTGTTCAATATGGTAAGTGCTTACTTTCCTGCTATATCAGACTTTATAAACGTGTGTGTACATGGCTGTGAAACAGACCCAATACACTTTTACGACTACGACTGGTAAGTATCTTTTCCACTGTGCCAAAGCGATCTTGCAGTCCTTGTGACAGTATGGTCATTGTAGTTTGAAACTGTTCGTGTATGGATAGATCGTATGATGATATCTGTGGTTCAAAATATTCACGCAGGTCTTTGTGCATTTTTTCACGCTGACGATGACAGCGCCGCAGTGTTGCTATACAGCGTAGGAGGTCCAGTTTCTGTGCTACAGTAAAACGTGGTAGAGAGGATTCTCGTTCTAGATATCGTAAGAGTCGATTGATGGGTATGTGCTTCATTTGTCCTTGGGATCAAACACTCCAAACAGAATCAGTACAAGTACCACTGCCATCACCGCGCCCATGATCATTTGCCATTCTTCTTTTGTCATTGCTGTGTACTTATCCCGAAAAGGGTTCTACAGCCAAAAAAATCAAATTACAAAAAATTTAGGAGAAGTACTTATAGATTCGAGGTGGTGATTTTACTTCGGCTTAAGGGCTGTGCTAAGTGCTTGATATTGTGTGTGTT